TGTTTAAGATGGCTGAAGAACGCGACTACTAAGAGGTAAGTCGATATGGCTGACAACTTTCTGGAACCGGCTGACGATACAGCAGTTCCGCTCGTAAACCCGGAGGAACAACTTCCGGGCCTAGCGGCGTATGTAAAGAATAAATTTGAAGACGCTGAAAACGGACGTTTTGCCTACGAACAGCGTTGGCTGCAAGCGTACAAGAATTTCCGTGGCATCTACGATTCGACTACACAGTACCGTGACTCCGAGCGATCAAAGGTGTTCATTAAGATCACCAAGACTAAGGTGCTGGCAGCATACGGCCAGATCGTTGATATTCTGTTTGCCAATAAAAAATTTCCAATGGTTGTCGAGCCGACTCCGGTGCCAGAAGGTATTGCAGAGTTTGCTCACCTACAGACCCCATTGGATGATGTCCTAGAAGACCCGTACGGCTTCGCTGGAGACGGTAGAGAGATGCCCTTTGGGGCCACCCAAGCAACTCCATCTATGGACTTTCTAGGGGGCTTAGAGAGCCGTTACGAGAACGCTCCGATTAAACCCGGTCCAGCCCTCATAGGTGAACCCCAGATCAGTCCGGCCCAAAAGGCTGCGATGAATATGGAAAAACAAATCCATGACCAACTCCTTGACACAAGCGCTGTTAATGTTCTTCGATCTTCTATCTTTGAGTCAGCACTTTTGGGAACTGGTATTGTAAAAGGCCCATTCAATCACTACAAACGAGTTCACAAGTGGGAAGACGGACCCGAGGGCAGAGTCTATTCTCCTTACGAAAAGACAGTTCCTCGCATAGAATACGTTTCTGCGTGGGATTTTCATCCCGATCCTTCCGCAACTGCGATAGAAGATTGTGAATATGTAATTCAACGTCATCGTATGAACCGTTCTCAATTCCGTGGTTTAATTACGCAACCTTTTTTTTACAAAGATGCAATCGAAGAATGTCTTGCGAAGGGACCGAACTACGAAGACAAGTACTACGAAGACACGATTAGAGAAGAAGAAACTGAAGCATATTATCAAGGCAACCGCTACGAGGTACTAGAGTATTGGGGTGTTATTGACTCCAAGATGGCCGATGAGGCAGGCTTAGACGTGGCGAACAGCATGGACGAGTTCGATCAAGTACAAGTCAATGTCTGGGTATGTGGCACGATGGTGCTACGTTGCGTTCTAAATCCGTTTACACCTGCACGTATTCCATATCAGGTTTTTCCGTACGAGATCAATCCCTATCAAATTTGGGGCGTTGGTATTGCAGAGAACATGGAAGACGCACAGATGCTGATGAACGGTCACGTTCGTATGGCAATCGACAACCTCGCCCTTGCTGGCAATCTAGTGTTTGACGTAGACGAGGCGAGTCTCGTACCGGGGCAGAACATGGATATCTTCCCCGGCAAGATATTCCGCCGTCAGTCAGGTGTTACAGGCACAGCAATTAATGGTCTCAAGTTTCCCAACACGGCACCTGAAAACATACAAATGTATCAAATCAGCCGTCAGCTTGCAGATGAAGAGACTGGTCTTCCGTCTATTATGCACGGTCAAACTGGAGTGTCAGGCACAGGACGTACGGCATCCGGCCTGTCTATGCTACTTGGCGGTGCAAGCCTGTCCCTCAAGACGGTGATTAAAAACATTGACGACAGTCTTCTTAAGCCGCTTGGTGAAGCATACTTCCAATGGAATATGCAGTTTAACACAGATGCGCCCACTATCGAAGGCGATTTAGAAATTAAGCCACGTGGTGTAGCAGCCGTTATGCAGAAAGAGGTACGCAGTCAGCGTCTCACTACGCTGTTACAAACTGTATCAAATCCAATGCTGGCACCGTTCATCAAGATTCCGAACTTGATGCGAGAACTTGCTATTGCACAGGACATCGATCCAGACAGTCTCGTAAACGACGTAAACGAGGCGCAGATATTTGCAGAGATGCTGAAGGGATTAGCCAATGCTCAACAAGAAGCAAGCCAGCAAGGTCAGCCACCTAGTAGCCAACAAGGAGGCGTGGGACAGTCTGGAGGAGTACCTCCGGGAGCAAATCCAGATGACGCTTCGGGCGTTGGTGGCGGCACGATCGGAACTGGAAGTGTTCCGGCTGCAGGGGAAGATAACTTCACTGGAACAGATCAAGGGGCTGAAGGCTGATTACGAAGCAGCCGTAAGGACGAAAGATGGCGAATAGTATTGTACGCGATTTTATTGGTTCCGTTCTTTTAGAAAGAGCGACTGGAGCGCAATATCCCGGCGTCAAACGTCCACAAGTTAGGGCACCTAGTCCGTATGATACTGATGGCATGGACATTAGTGATCGATTTCGCCCAGTGCCGCAGTACGGTTTTCCTGCTTCTGTTAGCGATACTCGCGACGACGATCCCTCTGGTCCGAGACCGTACGCTGGGCCTCTCGACGTGACAGCTATGTCCCAGAGTGTAGAAGATCAATTTGTAGGCGCACCACGAGGATTACGTGCTGCTATGGCCCCCGTTGGGTTTGCCTCGTTTATGGCACTTGGCGCAGGAATATCTCTTAAGAATTTACAACGTATTGAAACTAAGATAGCCGAAGGAGAAGCGGGTTACGGTCTAGCCATGCTTAACAACCGTATCATAGGCGTGTCACCCGCACCGATAGGCAGTGGCTATGTTTTGTCGGGCGTGCTGCCAGAAAACTTGACCCATAACCAAAGAAGTCAATTAATTGGGAATATACTGTCTACGCGAGAAATGAAAGACAATCCCAAAGATTTTGCTGTTACACCGCAACTGACATCTGAACCAACTGACGAAGAACGTGCAGCCTCTGGTCGAGCCAATATTGTATTTGACGACAAAGGTCAGCCTGTAAGAGTAGGCGGTAAAGGCCCAGATGCTGGTAACTATGTTACTACAGAAATAGGACAGTATGTAGGTCAGGCAGAGTTGCAAAGACAGAACCAAGCAAAGCAAGCTGCCGATAGACGAGCTTTTGTTGTACAGGAATCAGATAAAATTAAAGCAGAAATAGCTAAAGCAATGACCGCACAACGAGGTGACAGCGACGATAACAATCAACCCAGAAACGAGTATTCTATTAGCGGCGGTGCTGGCAGTTCTCAAAAACCCGGAGGTTACTCTATGAGAGCTAAAGGTGGTCCTGTCCAAAAGACAGGTTTCGTCGAAGGTTCTCCTGATAACTACACCAAGGGCGAAACCGTAGCTGACACAGTTAACACACAAGTGCGCGAAAACTCTTTTGTGCTTAACGCTCCTACCGTAGAGACGCTGCAACGGGCAGGCATGTTACCCACGGGGGTTGACAAATCGAATAAAAACACTACAATAAAAGCAAATAAGGGTGGCTTGATGCCCGTAGCCCTGTCCAAGGGCGAGTACGTCATTGAACCCGAAGAAGCCCAGCGCATTGGGTACTCCTTTCTCGAACAACTTAATAATCAAGGCAAGGCCGAAGTAGATCGTCGGCAAGCCGTTGCAGACGGCGGCTTTATCAACGGCTACCAAGCAGGCGGAAAAACTCTCCCCACTGTTTTACCACAGCCTAGTCCTGTCCGACAAGCATATGTCGGAGAAGATATTGATCGACCAGAAATACCGCTGACTGACAACATGATTGCTCAGTTCAAAGTGTATAATTCTAGCAAAAAACAAAGAAAAGACGTAGAGAATCTTATTGACGCCCTCAACGACAGGGAAAATTTAGCACTAGTAGCTTTGGCAGAAACCACTGCAGAGAACGATGATATTGAAGCTATGATGGGGGTTCAGACTACTGTTCTTAACAGAATAAAGTCTAAAGGCGTTAAACTTCCAAAGTATCCTATTGTAAGACCAGATTTTACAAAGGCAACAGATGTAAAATCCGCTCTAAAACAAAGGACACCCGGACGAGGTTCTGGAAGTTTTATGTTCCAGTATGATGGCTTTGAGCCTAAGTTTCTTAGCCCTAAAATCAAATCTATTCTAAAGGGACAAGTGCCGAAATTTGCCATAACAAAGATAATGGCATCGTCGGCTAACGTGTTGGACCCTGAAGCACAATTTGGTGATGGTCTATTCCCTGACACAGTAACATTTTATACGCGAGAAGATGCTTCTTTAGCAAAAGAAATGGAGCTAAATCCGCAAATGAGATACGTGACCACATTAGGTGGACACGATTTTTATTCTTACGAAGCTGCCCCGGAGTCTCCGGATGAAGAAAAAATATACAAAGAGTATTTGGCGGAAAAACGTAAGAAGAAAAAGAATTAGTCAGCTACCCGCCAGTGCGGCCCTGACACAACCGGAGCGGCTACCCACAGCCAAGTGGCCCCGCATGTGAGGTAAATCAAATGGCAAAAAAAGTTCGTGGCATTCGTGCCAACAAACCCAACGACTCCTTTGGAACTATCAACAACGACGCTCTTTACAAGGGTAAGTACCGAGAAGAGGTGTACCAAGACGAAGACGACGAGGTGGTAGAACAGCAAGCGGAGCAACAAGAGTCGGATGAGCAATCCGAACCCAATTTCGTAGAAGGCGCGGAGAAAGCGGAACACGACTACAAGAAGCGTTACGACGATCTCAAACGGCACTACGATGCAAAGGTAGAAGAGTTTAAGACAAAAGAGCAAGAGATGACGGCGACCCTTTCCCAAGCTACTCGCCAAGAGAACATTGCTCTACCTAAGTCTCCCGAAGAACTAGAATCCTTCAAAGAACAATATCCCGACGTGTACGACGTTGTCGAGACGATTGCAACTATGAAGGCTGGTGAACGGGCAGGTGAACTGGAAAAAGAACTCGCTACCATCCGTGAAAAGGAACAAAACACAAGGGTACAGGCCGCATACCAAGAACTAACAAACAATCATCCAGACTTTAACGAGTTGCGTACGGATGAGCGTTTTCTCCAGTGGCTAGAAGAACAGCCCGAAAACATCTCTGACGGCATCCTGAAGAACAATACTGACGCCCGATGGGCATCTCGTGTTCTTGATCTGTACAAGGTGGATGCTGGCATCACAAATAAAAAACGTACCAAGAAGAGCGAAGCTGCTGCAGCGGCTGTAAACTCTCCCAAGGCACGTGACATTACAGGTGAAGCAAAAGGAGAGGGGCGTATTTGGAAAGCCTCTGAAATCGGCCGGATGAAACCGTGGGAATTCGAGAAGCATGAAGCAGAACTCGATACCGCGAGGACAGAGGGCCGAATCGATTATGAAAACTAACCCTTAACCTCCAAATAGGAAGGATGGACTAATGGCTTTTAATAGCGCGTCAGGTCATAATAACCTGCCATCCGGTAACTTTACACCGGAAATTTTTAGCCAAAAAGTTCTCAAATTCTTCCGTCGCGCTTCGGTTGCAGAAGACATTACGAATACCGACTACGCTGGCGAAATTGAGAATTTTGGCGATACCGTCCGCATCATCAAAGAGCCGACCATTACGGTCTCCTCTTATGCACGCGGCACGGTAGTAAACCCGCAAGACCTTGCTGACGATCAGATCACTATGGTGGTCGATCAAGCAAACGCTTTTGCGTTTAAGATTGACGACATTGAAGAGCGTCATTCTCACGTCAACTTCGAGGCACTTGCTACTTCTTCAGGAGCATTCTCCCTGAAGCGCAAGTACGATGCGAACATTCTGCAAAACATGGCAGATAATGCTGGTAACACCGGCACCTCTGTTGGCACGGCTGCTTCGCCTATCGACATCACTGGTAGCGGCAACGAAGACGTTGCTGTCAACCTGCTGATGACGATGGCTCGTATCCTTGACGACCAGTCTGTTCCGGAAGAGAACCGCTGGTTTGTAGCACCTCCGATCTTCTACGAGAATGCGTTCAAGGCTGGTGCCAAGTTCGCAGAAGTTCAGGTAACTGGTGACGGCACCTCGCCGCTCCGCAACGGCCTTGTAATGGCTGGCAACATTGCTGGCTTTAACTGTTACAAGTCCACCGCCCTGAACAACTCGGGAACTGACGTTGTGACTATTAACTCGCAGGACACCACTAATGACTTTGTTGTCATGGCTGGTCACATGTCCTCAACGGCT